GTTAATCCCGTTAACGTCCCCTATCAACAAGGTGTTGTCCTCTATGGAACTAAAGCTTAATGCTTTGTAGTTAGGCCATAAAGTAACCCTATAAGATCCGTCCTCTAAGCTAGTACGTGTATCAAAACAATAGACTACCGAACTATCCGAGAAGCTAAGCAAGTAGAATGCTTCTGCGGCGCTGTAGGCCGACCTAATGCTACTGGTCTGCTGACTTACTAAGTCCAGAACGTCAGTACGTACATTCCTGCTTATGTCCGTAAAGGGTAAAGAGCTTTCCTGAATAGTCCGGCCTAAGCTACGTACCCCTGTATCGGAAAGGAAGATAAGGTCCGTACCTGTGGCCTGCACTGAGTCTCGGGCTATGCAGCCTATGTTAACTATAGTGTCCGCTAAGGTCATTGAAGCTGGAGAAGAGGCCCCTTGATAAATAATTATGGATCTCTTGCCAAAGATGATTAGAAAGTTGTTGTGCGCTCTAATGGCTGTGATTGTGTCATAACCATTAGGCCATACCTCAGCAAGATTTATAGATCCGGAAGTACCTCCAGTCCACCCAGCGCCATTTAACAAGTCAGACCAATAAATAGTCTGTGTGTTGTCCTCTATGTCGCCGACCCAAAGCCTACCAAAGGCCGCTAAGACTTCATTACCCTGTGGTGCCGTCCCTGCTATGTTTGCATCCGCAGAGATAAGGATTACATCGGCATCCCCAAGGCTGTACACTAAAGGTACTTGTCCTCTTTGGAAAAAGTAATGGTGGTTGTTAAAGCTTACTTGCTTCCAGTCGTCTGCGCTTACCGTGTATCCTCCGGCAGGGGTTACGTCCGTGAGTGTTGAAGTTCCGGAAAAGATCTTGTTGTTACCCGTAGAGAAGATAGTCTTAGTGCCTTCTTCGTCTATGTACTCACTGATGCTTGTAATGCCTAAGCTAGAGCCTAAGGGGGTTGTGCTACTAGTTACAGGGGTCTTCCCCTTACGTGCAGCTACGCGGCCTGACTTATCTATGACACAGTTATCCGCCGCAGCTAAGAAGGAAGGATCTATTCCTATCGGTGAGTCCTGAGTATTAAGCCCCCTAAAGCCGGGTGCTGAGACTGTTATGACCTGTAGAGGCTGTGCCATTATATGTACCTAAAGATTAGTTCTTCCGGAGTTTTGTTGGCGTCCATAGCAATTGCATCCGCAAGGAAGTTATCCGCCATTGCAAAGTACTCAGGGACGGAAGTCCCTCCTGTCTCTCCGCGCTCTCTGGCGGCCATAGCAAGGGCTAAATGGATGATGGGTTGTGTAGGTATAACTATGTCCGTAGCCCCTTCAGTAAGCTCCGGCATACGTTTAACGACGTTGAACCTTAGGCTGTACACCCCGTCCGGAATAGGGTAAATTTCTATGGCTGTATCTCCATTAACGTCTAAACCTTTCGTGCTGTAGTAAGTAGGGGAAGAATAAACAAGATCATCAATAAAGAATGCATTACTCATCCAATGCTGATCTTGATAAGTCATAAACCCATTGGTGGTGTCATTGACTACATCCATTATCTTTACGGTGTTCTGTGATCCTGTTAATGAATAATTAAATGTATTCTCAACGGTAGCTATAGTTAAGGTTGTCTTTAACCCAGACCAACTCCAAGCAACTTCCACTAAAGACTTTGCGTCATTAACGAAGTCCCCGATAAGCTTGCTGTAGGCTGTCTCATCCACAGACCCTACTTCATTCTCTCTAAGCCTCCGGAGTACCCCATTCACTGCCTGTAAGTAATTCATTATTTAAACTCCACATAGTCAAATTGATCGGCCAATCTCTGGTATTCAGGGCTGTAGTTAAACTTGTACTGAGGAATCTCGAATCCATCTTCTTCACTACTAGCTTCTTGTCCAAACCCTAAGTCTGAGCCTTGACCTTGGCCTTGACCTAAGCCGGAACCTTGCTGTGTAGAGAAGTCAAGGTCAGGCTCTAAGCCCGTGAGCCCATCTAAGCCGTCTACACCGAATATGGAACCTAGCTCAAAGCCTTCCCCTTCTACGTCGTCCTCAGCTTGTACAGGCTCTCCGTTAATGTCCAACTCTTTGGGCTGATAAACTACATCCTTCTGAGGCGTTAAATTTCCTCCCTTTGTGTAAAGGTCGTACTGTTCAATTAAACCGTCCTTAATTAGAGGATTAGTTTCAGCCCTAATTGCATCCATAAGTTGTCGGGACACAGTGTCTCCGGCTTCCCCAAAGATTTCCTGACCTACTGTAGACGTAGCGGCGCTGGAGCTTGCTGGGCTTTCTTGTTCTTGTTGTTGTGGTTCAACGGGGTCTCTAGTGTATATGACACCTTGACCAAACCCATCCGACTGGAATACATCCTTACCAAAAGTCCACTCAGGGCGACCTACTCCGCTCCCGTCGTCATAAAAGATGTCCTCTGAGGTTGAGCTGAGAACACCTAAGGACTCATCTTCGGAGACCTCATTGTAGTCTTTATAGATCCCCGCTATGCCCTGAAGCTTATCTATGGCGCTTGAAACGTTGTTTGCTGACTCTCCAGCCGTCGCTGCAAAAGAGTTAGAAGCCCCTGTAGCGGGAGTAGGTGCGACTGCGTTAAAGGCACCACTGGCTATAGCTGTGTAGTCAGAAGTGTTTAAAGTACCTCCCTGTAGCAGCTTTAAGGAAGGGGCGATAAGCGCCGCAGGTGGGAAAGCCATTGAGGCAATACCTAAAGCCGCTGAGACTATCGGGTTAAGCGCTCCGTCCGCAGGGCGCATCTTTATACCTACGGGGGCTGAGTACGTACCTACGGCTCCTGTAGCGTCCTCATTGACTATAGAGGCTTTGCCGTCACTGTTATTAAGAATAGCGCTGTAGGGGCTCAGGTCTGCCTTAGCGGTAAAGTCTCCGACGTTAAGACGCTGTATCTGACCGTTCTCATCCACAATGCTTGTTGGGATGTTATTGTCAATAAGGTATTGATTAACTAACCGTTCCCCCGCCAAAGCCGCTTGTCTTTGAGCTTGGTCAAACATTCCGGATGTACCTACAAATCCGAACTCGTCTAAAGCGTCCTGCTTACTACCTAAAGCATCATCCCTAATCTGCTTAGCTTGCTCTAGAACAGCAAGGAAACCTTTGTCCTTAGATAAGTCAAGCATTATTTACTACCCCACTTAGACAAGGCTTTAATGCCAAAGGAGGCACCTACAGCCGCACCTAAGAACCCTTTGTAGTAATCCGGCATTCCGTCTAAGACTACAAAGCCTTGGACTATGTGAGGAACCATACTTGGGATAAAGCTCCCCACCATAGGGATGCTTAAGATCAACAACAAGTATTCATCCTTCCAACTGTTTGATGAAGACTCAGCCTGAGTAATCTCCCACACTCCGTCCTGTTCCAGCTTAGTTAGCTTCGCTTTATGCACAGCTTGCTTTTCTTCGGCCTTATTTGTTATATGACTTTTAACTAAACCAACAATAGGCCCTACAAGAGCTTGCCACATACTTACTTACTCCACATGTCGTAGATCTCAGATCCAGCCCAAGCAACTAACCCAGCAGCCGCAGCACTAATTAAGTATAGAGCCCCCTTAGCAACCCTCAGGGCCAACCCAGCCGTCAAGATGTCGTCTATGGCTTGTGGTGTAGGCATGTCCTTCCTAAGGGCTAATAAGGAAAGCTCTATACGGTCCTGTTGCAGAACACGGCTCTTCTCTGTATTTAATAAGTCATTAATAAGTTCTTTATTAGCGTCAACCTGTTTTAGAGCATGTACTACACGGTGCTCTGTGTTGACTACATCCTCTTTAACTTCATTAATCTGACGCTGTAGGAACTCATCTGAACTCATAGCTGTTTGGCCTTGTTGTTCAGAAAGGCGAACTTCTCTAAGACTTTGTAGGCTTTTGCAGCCCATACATCATCTCTGGGGTTGTCCGTCCAGTTTGTAATTATGGAAGCAATAAATACTATTGACGATATAACTTGGTATGCTGTGATTAGGTATTCCATTATAGTGCCTCCAGTGCGGTAAGTCGTGCGTTAAACCCTGCGGCGATAAAGCTGTTTAGCTGATCCGGACGAAAGCCGTATCTGTTACCCGACCACCCTATCTGTTCCGTCCAAGCGTCAACAGCTTCAACGGCTAATACTGCTGCAACTGCTGGCTCTGTTTCCGTCGCGTCCACTGCTGCAACAGCCGACACAGCTTGTATAGCTTCATGCTCAACAAACTCATCAAGCCACTCGTCGTAACAAATAAAGCCGTATGACATTGGGTTTAGGCTACAAGCAACCATAATCTCAATAGCACGTTGAACAGTCATACCTACATGCCTACGCGCCCCTGCGCCTTTTTTTTCTACGGAGGATAACCACTGAAATATACCTATTTCTTTGCCAAGCTGCTTTGATGCTTCAATCTCATCGGATGTTAGCGCAACAACTGCGGTTTTCTCTCTGGCGTCTGAGGTGTTAATTGCCCCTGTGCCTGCATAAACAACAGACCAGCGTTTAGATGCTCCACCATTTGTTTGCGTGTTGTCCGTACCCGGCAACAAATTACCGCCAAGCTCTAGGCGCATACGTTCAGTAAGTACAGCCGAGGCATCAGCAGTCCCAGAGGGAGCTGTGTACCAAACGTGTGCCCCTGATAATTGCCCATACGCGGAAGCCGCTCCGGTATTTTTATACTTGTTATCGCCGTCAAAGTAGGCATTTTGGTATATAAAAGCCTGAGAACCGCTGTTAAGTCCAATGTAGTCGTTAGTGGCTCCGCTAAGTTCTAGCACTTTAGCTGTTGCCGCCCAAGTTGCTTCAGGCGCCCCTCCAACACCGACATTACCGCTAAACGTACCCGTTGTGGTAGTCAATACAGATGGGTTAGTTCCTACCTCAATAATAGCTCCGGAAGCATTCTCCGTGTACAACCTTTTGTTGGTTAAGTCAAAGGCTGGTTCACCTTGAACTAAGTCACCGGTTGCTGGGGCCCCCGAACCATTTTTTAGTTTAATTACACTGGCCATTTGTTATACTCCGTGTTCAATGCTTAGTCGTTCCTGTATAAGCTTTACATCTGCATCACTTAGCTCATAGTCAAATATGATGTGTCTACCTATGGAGCCGGTTAGCGTTAATGTGGCATTGCCGGGATTTGAAAACAACGATCCGTAGTCATACGCTTCAGTACCACCGCTCGTTGTTACCTCCGATTGACCGGACACGCTAAATTTACTTGAACCATCGCCATTGTATCTAGCAGTGAACAAGTGAACGTCTGTGTCAGCCGTGCCAATGTTTGCGTCAACACCCGCATTAAATCGGATGACGTTGCCTGAATCGTAATACCACGTTGGTGCGGAACTTGGTATAGAGCGGCCGGATGAAAACACCTGAACCACACCAAGACCATCAGCCTTCCCAACTAGAAACATCGTCATAGGCGTAGTAATCAACGCAGGGGCAACAGTCGTCTCGATACCCACCCCACCGGCAGCGTGTACGCAAGGCACCCCGTTAAGCGTGCTTAGGGTTAGGTTAGCTGCTGTGCCTATTACCGTAGCCAGATCATACGCAGAGCCGCCGCTGCCTGAGTTATTCCAGCGCGTTACAACCCCCGCAGATGAGACTATGCCATCAGCATTAAGGTCAACTAAGGCCCCTTTAAGGAGCTTAGCGCCTCTGTCCAGCCTGCGTGTACCTAATGTCATTGAGTTAACTGAGTACATCCAATTACACCATTTCAGTTAAGTAAGCTGTACCTGTAGCACTGGAAGTAATGACGGAGAGTGTATCCCCTGAATAAGTATGTACAAACTCCACCACATAAGCAGGGAGGAATACCGAAGAAGTTGTTGCTGTCCCCACTAAAGAGTAGAAGCAGTCTGTGTTGGACACAAGTCTTACTACGTCCTGTGTGAACGCATCTGAGGTTGCTGCGGTCCCTGAAATAGTCAAGGCTTCCGTAGTTGTAGGTCGAAGCACCTGAATGCCCTTAGCGTCTGCATCTTTAACTAACTTAGCCATTGGCTGTGATCCTTATTGTGTAAGTATAATCAAATTAAACTAAAAAGGGGTGGTACACCCTGAGCCAGCAAAGCTAACTAAGATGACCACCCCGGTTGTTACTCTTAGTTTACAGCCAGAACAAAACCTGCTTCCGGACGGTAAGCTTTAGTACCGTACAACGTGTCAGCAGTAAACAGGGTTCCTAAGAATTCCTGCTTGTACTGAGTCTGTGAACGAATACCCAACTGCTCGGCAAGGCACATAGCGTCCTTGTGGACCAGCAAAGCACCTCGGACATTACCACCGG